CAACAAAACACCAGGTTCAGTTGTGCCAAATGGATCATATTGTGCAAAAATTGAACCATCTGTAACGTTGACACCGCCACCTGTTGGATCAAGTGCAAACGTTGCTGCAAATACGTTGGCATAAGAATTTACATTTTTATTATTCCAAGTATCTGTGGTTGCATTGTATTCTTTTACTACAACATCAAGTCCAGCGCCAGTTTTGCTGACTTTGTGCCAAATAGAACCAGTGGGTCTGCCAGTGTTGGCAGCTAAGTTGGCACTGTTAAAATCTGGAACTGAATAATAAGGACTGATTTGTACCGCAGGCCCAGCGTAGGTTCCTGCTGTGATACCCAAGTCAGTTAAAGGCGTATTGTTACCGTTGCTGATAGCAATTCTACCATCAGCAGTGGCGCCATCGCTTGCACTCAATCTGTTGACTTGAATTACCAATTGGTTGCTTGTGTTTACACGAGCACTTACACCGGCTACACCAGCACTGTTAATTGCTGCGGCCACTGTGGTTAGGTTAGAATCTATGGCCAATGAAATGTCAGCGGTGTTAATCGTTACATTAGAATTTGCAGTAATCACATTGCCTGTGCTGCTGGTAGTACCTGTAATTGTTGGTACATTGCTTTCCCATCCAATATTACCAATTAGTTGCCACTCGTTATTCCATGTTTTGTAGTACATTGGGCTGGTGTTGGCCACTGTGTTTACAGCATAACTACCAATTGTTCCGATTCCAACATTTGGATTAGTGTCATTTTCGAGATCTGTTGTGCTGTTAACAATGATTGGAGTTTGTAATGCAAATGCCTGCGTTGTAGCATTCCATTCATATATGCCCCAATTTGTGGCTGTTGTATCTAACCATAGAGCACCTGTTGCTGGTTCTGCCAACGGTCTGCTGGTAGAACCTGTCAGTGCTGCCAAATCTACATTGGCTCGTTGAACATATACAGTGTTGCTAATGCCTAAAAGACTGTATGCGGCTTGCAAACCATACTCATTTTGTTCACTGCCATTTATAGGTGCTCCTGACGCAGTAGACTGAAATACTGGTGTGCCAAAAGTGGTAACCAGGTCTCGTTGACTGGTAATGTTATAAATTGTACCTGCGTTTTCTGCAAGAGTGCCGGGAGCAATCGAAATGCCTCCGGGTGCTATTTTGTCTTCTGCTGTTGCGACTAAAATGTAAGCAACTGAACCGAGTTGGGTTGGTGCATAATAACTCTGGTCAATTACGCTTACTTGTACGCCTGGGGAAACTAGTGCCATGTTTCACTTCCTCAAAAAATCTTATACAGATATTTATCGGAACCTTGTAAATATCACCAGTTTGGTCACCCTTTCGAAAGGTTTTTGTCCTTAAATAAGTTTATGAAAAGACCTTTATGTCAGAATTGCAACTTGAATCTTGCCGCTGTAAATTATCATAGCATGGGCAAAACAAGATATAGAAAATTGTGTGAAAGTTGTTTACGAAAAGGTAAAAAAATTAAGCCAGTTCCAGCATGGTACAAAGCAGGCTATAGAAAAAAACCTTTGTGCGATCGTTGTGGATTCAGAGCAAAATATCCCGAACAACAAATGTCAGTTTTTTACTTAGATGGTAATTTAAAAAACACAAACGAATTTAATTTAAAAACTTTGTGCCTGAACTGTAGAGTAGAACTGCATCAGTCTGGCAGTACATGGCGTGAAAGTCCTATTATACCAGATTTTTAAGTTCGCGATACAGTTCGTCGATAGTGCCATTGTTTTCTACAACATGATCAAACTCTGTTGGTGCCCAACTATACTCACTGGCATGCACTCCTGGATACTGTGCAGGCATGCTATTTGGATGCGTTTTTGCTAGGTGAAACCATTCTGGATCCTGTCCTCGGACTATTCTAATCACTCTACCACCAATCCTACGGATACTTTCAACTTCGTTTAAAAATCTACAGTCTGAAATTACCACATTGTCTTGAGTTTGACGCAGTTTATTTTCCAAACTAGCAATCCAGATGTCCTGGTGAAAATGATTGCGGAATACATCTGTACCCCAATATTGCAATACCCAACGTGGAGTCAAATCTGGCATATCCAAACGGCTGGCCCACCAAGTGTCGATACGTTCGCGCCATTCTCTTGCGGCTTTGGTACGCCCTTCTAGCAGTTCTCTGTCCCAACCAAATACTGCACTGACAGCATCTTTGAGAGTTGCAGCGAAACTGTCGCGCTTGAACTCGTGCCAATTAACCAAATAGTCTGCGGCAGTGTCTTTGCCTGCACCAATTAAACCACAAATTCCAATGATCATGAAAAAGGACTCCTAAGAGTCCTTATTATACACGATTTAATTTTATTGTCAAACGTTTCTAGTCACAGTTGGACGATCTGCACTGTACTTGCCTTGTGCTCTTGGATTCCATCTTTGCACAATTCTGTCTTCCAAGTCTTCCAAACTTCTTTTATATTCTTCAGGTGTTAGGCCTTCGGGCATTTCAATTGGATAAAATGCTATTCTTACTTTGGCCAAGTCATCACCCACCATGTTGATATCAAGTTGACTCTGTCCTTGGCTTAAAAAACGTTGAGCAAATTCTTGCCATTGCTTTGGATAGTAAACTTTGGCACGATTCAAAAGTTTTTGCAAGTGTGCGTTCCAACGCTGTCCTAAGTTATCTTTTGTGGCAATACCTACATAAAAAATACCAAAGTCTGGATGCATCCAAATATAAATGCCTTTTTGTTTCAGCACCGATCTTGCACTGGGTTTCCATTTTACACTGATAAAGTTTGGATCTTTACTGCTTGGTGTAACACTGGCTAGATCAAGAATATTATAGATTTGCTTACTGCCCAAAGTAGGAGTCAAACGCCGACCATTGCCTCTTTGGCTTTTGACAGGCAATCCCAAAACTTCAAATATTTTCATTAACCAATTACCCAAGTCAATGGTTGTGAACCATCGATGTAGCGTTTTAAATCTTCTTCTAGTTGTGCCATTTCTGCCTGTGCTTCTTGCAGTAATTGAGCACCATTGAGTTGTGTGCCGCCTTGTGGTCCGGCTATTGATGCATACTTGCCCCGGGCTTGACCCAGAATAGATTTAGCAAATGCCAGTGAATATTCCTGTAACCAAGGGTATACTTGCGGATCACTAAGCAACATACTGTCTGGTTTATAGTTGTTGCACCAAAGCAGTACACTTTCTAATGCATTGCCTTCGTAGAATGGTTCAGGAATAAAGAAAGTTGTTGCTGTTAAATCGCTACCTGTCACTGAAGTTGCACCCAACGTTTGATTTGCCAGCACAGTAATGACTGTTTTATCATTGTTGACACTGGCCACACGATATTGACTGCTGTACCCTTGCACCGGGCAACTTTGAATATAAACACTGTCTCCTACTGCCAAGTTTGTTTGATAAGTTGTAGTGCTTGTGGGCAATGTAATTGTAATTACTGCTCCAGTGGCGGTGCTTGCGGCTGTGAGTGCAGTTGGCTTGATGTTTGTGCCACCATCGTACGGAATCTTACGAACCAGTGTCAGTTTCTTAGTTACACGGTTCCAGTTAAAGTTAATGTAACCACCAAACATGGTCATGGCCAGTTCTTGATATTGTGTAAACAGTTCGTAGTTGGTTAAACCGCCCACACGCCCTGCTACCAACATATAAGTGTTTAAGTAGCCTGACGCAAATGGTTCGAACTGACTGGCTGTTGTGCCTGTTGTACTGCCAATACCTCTACGGAAGATTTGGCGCACTTCCATGATATTGTTGGGTAGGATGTATTCTTGTACGTTGGGAATAAGGTCTAAGAAAACATAACTTTCTTCTGTGGCGTTTTGAGCACGTTGGCGATACTTGGTCAGAGCCTGTTTAATGGCCAAGTCATAGTGTTCTTTGTCTAATTCTACATCAACAATCTGATCACCCAAACGCAAACGGATATAGTCCGTCATTTCGTTGCGTAGTTGATTCAGTGTCTGTATTTGTTCGTTGACAGCAATGGCACTTTCTTGGCTGATAAAACCGGCCATGCCAAGATTTTTGGTTCTTATACTGCCGTCTGTCTGTAAGTCGGGAACAATTACTGTGTTGTCTGTAGCCATAAAAAAGTCCTGTTAACCTTATTTAGCCAACAGGACTGTGATTTTAGGCAACTTTTAGTAGAAGCACGTCTGCGCTGATCCTGCCATTGAGTTTGGTTTCTGTTGCTCTAATATCTTCAATAAACTTACGCAACTGCACTTTACCTGCCTTGGCAAACTCTTTGAGTTTTTCTTCAGGCTTGCGTAGCGTTTTGCAAACACTCTTGTCAGTGTCAAAGCCTTCGATACTAGTGCCTTTTACTCCCAACACTTTGTAAGGAGCAGAAACATATTTACCCAGTTTGCGTGTCTTGGTATTGTAGACCCAAAGTTCGCTGGCGCCAAGTATTTCTGCAGGATTAACACTGACTAACTTCAGCGTTTTATCTTCTTTACAGTAATTGAGTTTGCTGATCTGCTTTTCTTTGCTGGGTGCTTTCTTGACACGGGCTTTTTTGGTAGCCCGTTTAACTCCACGATACTGCTCAACTGCTTCCAGCAATTGGTCGATCCAAGCAATCAATCGCTTGTAGTCCTGTGCTTTGTAATGTCGGTAACCCTCTACCAACTGTGGATCTGCTTTTTTCTGCGCTTGTTCCAGTTCCGTACGGCGTGCTTGAAACAGTGCCTCGTACTTGCCCAATTGACTTTGCACCACGCTGTTGCCACTCAAAAAGTCGTAGGCTTTGAAACTGGTCTTGCCTTCTGTGACCAGTTCGTCATAATAACCTTCAATCTCGCCAATCAGTTCGCTGGTTTTTTCCTGTAGCCTGTCCTGAATTGTGGGTTTGTATATTTCAGGTTTGTCCTCTTTGACTGCTTCTTCGGGTTCATCGTCCTGGGTCAATTCCAACACACGAGTCAACTCAGTGTCCAAAAACTCTAGATGGCGTTCACGAAACGGCATGCCTTGCCGATGTGCCATGACCAAACTGCAAGCAGTCATGCTCAATAACCTATCACTGCTACGTTCAAACCGTTTGACTTCTTCTTTGCTAAACTCGCCACCTGAACGCATCCATTCTACCACATACTTTTTCAAGTCTTTCTGACTGTAGTGATAATTGTAATAGTTCATGCTTTTGCGTAGCAAATGGTCAAATTCCTCCTGTGGCAGTTCACGTGCTTGCTCTGTGTTCCAGACTGGTCCGTCTGTGGGTTTACTGTGAAACGATACTGCTCGAGGTTTTTTTGCTTTTACTTTGACGCCTGCAACTGTAGCCATTTTTAGTCCTTGTTGGAAAACTGTATTATAACAGATTTATCATTTCTGTGCAAGTAATACTAAAGTAGTATCCAAAGTTTGGAGTATTTACAATAAACTTAACCATAAATACTAGAATACTGGACCCTATATATGCCAAGATTAAGCATGTGGCGTGAAAACCACACCAACGATTATAGATTTTTTGATAGACGTATTTCCGAAGAATTTACTATCGGTGGCACTGGAGTCTATTTACACAAATATATTGGCACAAATCCTCAGGCCAACGCCTATGCACTTACTTCTGAAGTCAGTGCCAATACCAAAGTTTTAAGTTTTGCCAATGTCAGCACCTTTGAGCCCGGACAAGTTGTACAAGGAATTGGTATTGCAGCCAATACTATAATTACTGTAGCAAACACCACTGCAAACACAATTACAATAAGTTCTAATACTACCAGCACAATTTCCAGCGGTACTCCAATCAGTGTTTATTGGCGAGATGCAGAACAACCTGTATACGGAAATCAAAGCGCACAAAATATTCAGGACCTACTGTTTTTAGAAAACAGAGATAGAAAATACGATGTTGACATTTATGTCATGCGCGGTATCTATACTGTGAACGATAATGATTTTGACTTACAACAGTTTGGTTTGTTTCTCAGTGCAGACACTGTTTACATGACGTTTCATTTAAACGACATGGTTGCCATGATTGGACGCAAAATCATGTCAGGCGATGTAATTGAATTGCCGCACAAAAAAGACTACTATCCCTTAGATGCCACTATCCCAGCAGTTCTAAAAAGATTTTATGTAGTACAAGATTGTTCATTTGATGCCGCTGGTTTCAGTCAAACTTGGTGGCCACATTTATGGCGTGTCAAAATGACACCGCTGGTAGATGCACAAGAATACAAGGACATTATAAACAATATAGCTGCCAGCGAAAATACCACAACTCCGTTGGCCAACGTAATGAGTAAATTACAAACTTTACAAAATATCAATGATGCTATTATTTCGCAGGCAGAGATTGATGTTCCAAAAAGTGGTACCAACGTTGACAGGCTTTATGTTGAACCAATCAGATCAGACAACGGCCCAGGTGATCCAGTTGGTACTTTCACCGATAATACACAACTATCAGCCAGTAGTTCAACAAGTTTGGCCAGCAGCGCAGTTAATCGTCCTAATGCAGAAATAGAAGCATATCTTGGCGGTGATGGTACTGCACCAAACGGCTTTCCAGTCACAGTGGGAACCAGTTTTCCATCCAGTCCCAAAGTTGGTGATTATGCTTTACGTACAGATTACTTGCCAAATAGATTGTTTAGGTACAGTGGCGCTCGTTGGGTCAGACTAGAAGATAGTGTACGTGCAAATATAACACCAGGACCAAACAACAATACTTTACACAGTAGATTTGTCAACGACACATCAACTTACACCGACGTTGAAGGTCAAACACAGCCTACCCGTCAAAGCCTTAGTAAGGCACTTACACCCAAGGCAGATAACTAATGGCTTATCAACAATTTTTTTACGACAAACAGATACGCAGATACATCACACAGTTTATACGTATGGTCTCAAACTTTCAAGTAGAGTTTGGCAAAGATCGCGACGGCAATACTGCACTGCAACGTGTTCCTGTAATTTATGGAGATAGCAGTCGACAAGCACAATCCATAATTGGCAACAACAGTGAAAATACCATAAATGCCACACCCTGTATGGCTGTTTACATTGCTGGCCTTGACTATGATCGCAGTAGAATTCAAAATCCAACCTACGTTGACAAACTACAACTACGTGAAAGATTTTATGACACTGCCACTGGAGATTACAGTACTACACAAGGTGATACGCTCACTGTTGAACGTTTGATGCCTGTGCCTTATAGGCTCACAATCAAGTTAGACATTTGGACCAGCAATACTGAACAGAAACTTCAGTTGATTGAACAACTTACTTCTTTGTTTAATCCTGCGCTGGAAATACAAAGCACTGACAACTATGTGGATTGGACCAGTATTACTTATGTACTTCTCAGCAACGTAAACTGGAGCAGTAGAACTGTGCCTGTTGGTACAGAAACCAACATAGATATTGCTACTTTGACATTTGAATTACCTATGTTTATCAGCAGTCCTGCACTTGTAAAGAAAATGGGTGTTATTCAAAAGATTATAGCCAGTGTTTTTGATGGTTCAGCAGATCTTGACAATGCAATATACAACGATGAATTTTTATTAAGTAGACAATATATTACTCCTTTGGACTATGCAACAGTATTGCTAAACAATCAGATACGACTTATAAAGTATAACAGTCCTGACATTGAAAACTTTGGCGAACAATTTATCAAAGAAATCACTGGCAACACCAACAGCAGAAGTTTTATTCCTTTAATGGACACTGATGATCTTGAAGTTGGTATGCAAATTACCAGCTTAAACATAAGAGGTCAAGGCTTGATTTCTGCAAATACAGAAAGCACATTGATATCTGGTGTAGACACTGCATTTATAAACACAGTGTATCCAGGCACAAGATTGGTTGATATCAATGGCAACACTATTGGCAATGTGAGTTCAGTTTCCAGCAATACCAGTGTAACTTTGACTGCCAATGCAGTGAGCAATATAAGCAGTCAAGGATTTCTTTATCAAGTTCCTATAACCAGTGGTAATTGTGTGATAACCAGTATCGACGGAGATACTATTACTACAACCAGCAACATAGTCGCCAACATTGGTGATAGGATCAGTGCTCAGATGCCATTGACAAAAACATTTGGTCAATATGAAATTTGGCGTAGTTATGTTAACGTGTTTGGTAATCTTGTGAATGGCACAAGCCAGGTAAGATTTGAACTAGACGACGGCAGCGAAATAGTAGGCACAGTGGCTTACAATCCAGCAGACACTACCAGTCTGTTGTGGACTCCGGACATAGACACTGTTCCATCCAACACATTGACTCCAATTAATGCAATTATAGATCCGGTGAGTTCGAGACCAAATAAAAGTCTACCAACACCAACAAATGGTACACGCTATTTGTTGACCAATGCCTATAACAGCCCTGCTAACGTGAGTCTTGCACCAACTTACAATTGGTTAGGTGCTGACAACACAAGACTGGATGCTGATGCCAATGACATCATTGAGTACAACGGACAGCACTGGATTGTAGCATTTGACGCAAGCAACACAGAACGTGTACAATATGTAACAAATTTAACCACAGGCGTGCAGTATAAATGGAACGGATTTACACAAGAATGGTCAAAAGCAATCGACGGATTTTACGAGGCAGGTAAATGGCAACTGGTAATATAAATTCAAGTTGTGGTGCAATGATCTATTGCACTGCTACAAAACGTTATCTATTTTTACTACGCAACGACGGCAAGTTCCCTGACACTTGGGGACTGGTTGGCGGCAAAATTGAACAGGGTGAAAGTATATTAAAAGGCCTGAATAGAGAAATTGAAGAAGAACTAGGCGGTAAGATTGAAGGTGCCAAAGTTATCCCTATAGAACAGTTTGTCAGTGAAAACAAACGTTTTGTCTATCACACATTTTTGATCAAGGTCGAAGAAGAATTTGTTCCTGCACTTAATCGAGAGCATAAAGGTTTTTGTTGGGTGCCGTTAGAGCATTTTCCCAAACCTCTACATCCAGGTGTGTTTAGAACTATTAAACTGGAAAAAAGTCGCAATAAGTTAAAAACCCAAGAAAAACTCAAAGGTTAAACACAATACTGGTTCTTGGTTCTTTGCTTTGATTAGGAGGCACTTCATGGTATAACCATGCTGGCCACATCAACAACAATCCAGGGTAAGGTGTGTATTCAGTTTTTTGCAAGGCATACCAATTGGTGGGATCCTTGATCATAAACATATAATCAAAAAAATCCTTGAACGGTTGATTAGGGTAAAAAACTATTTTACTGCTGCCAGGCGGAGTCTTAACATAGTATATGCCACTGATTGTGCATTGACTGTGCAGGTGCTTTGGATGATTGCTGCCTTCTAAAAAACTGTTTGCAAAAAAGTAAGGTTTCCAAGGTACACGACTGCTGTCAAAACCTTGCATGTCCAAGAACTCGCAGGCTTTTTGTTGAACAAAATCAATAAAAGGTCTGAACTCTGGGTCTTCTGTCAAACTTTTGGTTCCATATGTGGTTTCACCGTTGTGGTAAAAGTTTGCATTTACATTTTTGTCAGGCACATTAAAAATTCGATCTAACAAATAGTTGCTAGATTCCAACCACTCTGGATGATCTTCTTTGCCAATTGTGCTGGGGAACCAATGATGTAATTCCATTGTCATTTTGAAAAGAAAAGTTGAACACTGAGCCTGGGATAAGGAGCCGAATTTGTGACCATTGTGGTGCTATGCCATATTGGGGGTTTGAAATATACTGCACTGTTTTTGTGTGGAAATACCCAACCGAATCTTCCAGGCATTTCTTCATCGTCATACAAAAACAAACCACCCCAATTCCAATCCCAGTTGGCATTTAAATATATTGAACTACTCATCCTACTGGTTTCCTCAGGACTGTCATGATGCCAATTTATCTGGCTGCCAGGTAACCACACATGCATAAAGCAAGTCAAGTGTGGGTGTTCAGCAAAACGTTCATCAATTTCACTGTATTTCTTTTTAAAATAATCTTGATATTCATCCAGTGGTAAAACCAATACAGGACTGTAAGATCCTGCTTCTAGGCCGGTGCCCCATCTGCCCATGTTGTTTACTTCAAAAACAGCTTGGCCTTTACTGCTTTCAAATTTGTTTATCAAAGAATCATAAACATCTTGTTCTAAAAAATCATATATAGTGTGAATCATTTTAATATTGTGTTGTTAAAAAGAACAGTTGAAATAATCTTCCATCCTGTAAATCTTTACCGAAATAATCCAAACTAGTATGAAATAAATCACTGCGATAAAGTATAAGCCTGTTATATCTATTACCTATCCTGTCTACTATTTCCCATTTTGTCATGTCCTGTGCTTCGTAACCTTCTAACTGGTGTGCCATTGTTGCGCCAGTATTTTTGTACATAAACAGTCCAGTGCCTCCACTCACAGGTGCATCAGGAGTTAGGTAGCACACACCTGCCCAGGTATTGTAATGATCAGTATGGATCCAACTTCGATCTTGAGCAGTTGCCAATTCAAAGCTACCTGACAATGCTTCACGTGCATTCCACTCTGTGACTTCGCCAGCCGCATTCCATAGAATAGTTTGAATAGCGTCTTTGGTGCCTTGATCCAAGAAACTGTCAGTTCTGTGTCCAGGAAAATTTCCTCTTACTCTGAAATCTTGTTGCATAGCAAAAGATCTTACTGCATCAGGGTTGCTATAAAAATTGTCTGTTATAATAACGTTGGTTCTCATATAAAAAACTTTTGATAAATTTGATCTTCAATACGTCGATGAATACTGTTTTCCCAATATGGTCTGCAAAGTTCGTAGTTTTCTTCTATGTAAGGTTTCATATCGTCATAGGTTGAATCATTTAAATTGTTTACAATAGATTCAAACTGTTCAAATGTGTTGAACTGTAGTATACCTTTTGGGTTAAAATATTTATTGATGTTGGTACAGCCGTAATATATAGGAACTGTTTTTGTTTTGAAACAGTCAAGTAATTTTTCGCTGTACATGTTGGGCATGACTTGATTTTCACAGGCAATATGAAATTTTGCATTTATAAAAAATGGGTTTTTGCTGACAACCATTGGCGGGTTCCTGTGCCAATAAAACTGAAAATTGTTGATTGTTTTGTGATTGCCATACTTGTGCATGATCATAAAACGCATTCTGTGCTCAGAACTCCATATTTTACTGCTCATTAAAAAAGTAATTTGATTTTGTTTGTTTAGAGGCAAGTTATCTACCCAAGTTCCAACAGGACAAAATTCTTGACTGTTGGGAAATTCTAACAGTCTTGGATCATAAGCAAGTATAAGGTCAAACTTGGTGTAATTTTTTTCAACCATACCATAAAAATCTCTATACAAGGTAGGTGGTTCGCATTGGCATAACACATTGTATTTGGCATTTGTATC